CAGAAGTAATATAAGCAGCTTGCAACGCACCAGAGAAAACTACAATCTTCTGGTTTCTAACGCCAACGAATATAAGCTGACCACCAGCCCAAGTACGTGAATCTAACGGTATCTGCTCTGCTACGTTATCAATGCTTGACGTTATTATTGTGCAATTTGACGTAGTAATAGTCGCACCAGTTGCTGCTGTAAATGTAAATACATTAGCGTTAGTTTTCGTTATTGGGAATGTTCCATCTACTCCAGCACCTGATGTCGCATCAAAAGACACATAAGCACCAGTCTCTAACCCATGATCCGTAACAGTAACGGTAACAGTAGTGCTATTTTGTGTATACGTACCAGTTTTCTGATTTGTAGTATCAAAATAGTAAATATCTAACTGCTCAAGTGAGGCACTAGGTGTCAGACCATACGCTAAGAAGTTAACGTCAGTTAAACCATAGCTCCACTTATTCAGATCAATCGAGTAATACAGCAAGAATCTGCGACCGAAGTTATTCTTAAAGTTCCAGATAACTAACTTACGTACAGGATCAATGGTTGCACTCATGCCTGATTGAATTTCTGTCAAGCTGACATTATCAAAGAACCAACGATTAACCTTTTCTACGCCAATATTCTTAACTGACTTGCCATCACAAGCATAAAAGCCATCATCAGACAGGAAGTAAGTTAGATTGCCAAACTGAGCAATAGAGCCATTAGAAGTACATCCAAGAGTCCTAGAAATAGCGTCAAACTGGAAAAAGAACGGACTACCTGCATACGACATACGATAGATGGCACGTTCTAAGAAGATTAGACCGTACTCACCACCCGCTATACCAGTAATCTCACCGCCATCAGGAACTACTTGTGAGTCAGATTGAGAAGCAGCCCCCGGAGTCCAATCAGTCTCGTCATTAATATCTGACCAGTAAACCTTGTTTTCCTCACCACCTACGTTAGCAGCCACAACAAAGTCACGCACTACCGTTACGTACTTAGCAGCAGGAGCAGCAGCAGCCAAATCTTCAAAGTAAGTCGATGAACCTAAGTCATAAGCCTGTAACTGGTCTGCACCATTGGCTAGAATCATCTTAGAGCCAAATTGGGTAATATCCCATGACTCAACCGTAGCGTAACCTGTAGTCGTTAATGGGTCTAAGCCAGTATTACTAGGGTTAAACTTATAAATCTGTGTAGCACCAGCAGCAAATAGACTAGAAGCACCAGCCAACTTACCAGCAAACGCTACCAATAAGTTCTGACCTGCATTAGCAGAATAATCTACTGCCTCACGTAACGGAGCATAGCCATTCGTAACTGGATAACAATTAAAGGCATCAGTTACAGCACCAGTAACACCCGGCTGATCTGGCAACCACTCACCGAAGATAATCTTTTGCTTTGCCATTACTGTCTAGCCCAATTAGTTGATTCTGGAGTAACTACAGTCCATTGGTAACCAATAACATCACCAATTACACCCACATCAGCACTACCAGTAATAGCAGCAGTCCTAACAAATATACCTGTACCAAGAGCAGTAACTTCAGCATTTACAGTAATACTTCCATTACCAACAAAAACTGATGTACCGTTAGCTGTGACAGTTGTAACAGAAGTAATTGCTGCTGTTCCTACTTGAACATTAGCGACATTAATTGATACCTGAGCATTGCCAGTAATGCTTGCAGCACCTGTAAATGTCTGAGTACCTATAGCCGTTACGGTAGCAGTACCGACAATAGAAGCACTAGGTTCGGTATCCTCGTTCTCGCAATACCCACCAACCCAATAGCCACTAACAACGTATAGATCAGGAACGCATTGAGCAGTTACAGTCGCATTACCTGTAATAGACGCAGTTCCTAAAGTAAAGTCTACTGCCTTTGCTGTTACTGTAGCAGTAGCCGTGATAGATGCTACACCGCCAGTATCTTCATTCTCGCAATAGCCAGCATCCCAATAACCAGCCGTTACGTATAGATCAGGTTGGCTTAGGTCGCCTTCACCATAGCCTTGAACCCAATAGTCAAAATCGACATAATTAGTTGGCATTTACCTCTACCCACGCTTGAGATTCCTCATTCCATGAGTAAATTTTTTCATCTGTAGGTTTTGCTACTGGTGGTTGCCATTTTGCATTGGAATCAAGAGTCCAGCTTGCATAAGGCTTAGGAGCTACAAACGCATCTATATCTGCTTGATATGTATAGCCAATGCCAGCATAGTTCTTACGGAAGTTTCCGTTATAACTTGTCTGCTTCCAGTTCGTATAACCGCCAGACCAAGCAACTAAAAACTCAATACCTTTAGCCTCTGACTCAACACCATCAACTAACAATTCATTGTTGTTAACGCAATGCACTTCTAGCACTACGTTGTTATCATCAAGTTTTGCAAAGTGCGCCATATATCAGTCCTTAGAATGTAATAGAACCATTGCCAGACCACGCATAATAACGATAGCCGCCAGATGTTGTAACTGTTGGTGAGCCTGTAGTAGATGCTGCTGCTGGCTGACTAGAAGGATAACGAATCATTACAACGCCCGAACCACCAGCAAAAGAGGACGTACCTCCACCACCGCCGCCACCGCATCTATCAAGACCAGCCGAGCCAGTTTGAGTTGGCGTAGTGTTCCTAGAGCCAGCACCACCGCCACCTAGACCGCCAGCCGAAGCTGGAACAGAGCCATATCTTGTTCCGCTACCAGCACCGCCGCCTAAATAATATGTGCCACCAGAATTTTCTCCTACGGATAAACCAGCAGCAGTAACAGCAGAACACCATGCAGACCAATTTGATAAACCTATTCCACCAGCTCCAGTTACAGTTGTACTTGAGTTTCCACCAGCAGCACCTATACCACCACCTCCCGGAGGAGAATGAGGATTCGTAGATGCATCTGGATTATTACCACCAGCATTTCCGTAGCCAGTTCCACCTGATGAACCTTGAGTTGATGCGCCACCAGAATAAGGAGGAGTAGTTCCATATCCGCAAGCTGCACCACCACAGCCACCATCAAAACCATTTTGATTATTTTCTGCGCCTTTACCACCACCAACCGCGGTCATGGTGGTAATACCAGAACCAGAAAATGAACTATTTACACCATTGGTAGCAACTGCACCGCCTGATCCAACTGAAACCGTATAAGTAGTACCGACATTAAGTGCTAATGCTGAATTATAAATTGCACCACCAGCACCGCCACCAGAACCAATATCACCAGCACTTGCGCTGCCTCCGCCTCCAGCTAATACAAATACTTCGTAGTTGACTGCGCCAGCACCACCCATTGTTTGCATCAATTTAGTATAAGAAAACATTATGAATCCTTATGGTGTGTAACCTTGAGCTGCAGAGCCGTACCAGTTAGTACCGTCAGCCACAAAAGTAAGAATATCCATTTTGCCAGCAGTAGCAGTAATAGTCGGAGCGCCAGCCGTACCAAACTTAACGCCAGTAAACGTAGCAGTACCGTTACCAGTTGATGCAGCTTGCTTTAACAATAGAATGAATGACTTACCAGCAGTCGCAGTAGGCATTGTGAACGTACAAGCCGTAGAAGCTGTCAAAGTAGCTGTCTGGACTGTACCGTTAGTCAATGACAATGTGCTTGAGCTTGTGACTGTACCAATGGAAACTACGCCTTCGGTATAGTTATTAACTGTTGGATTAGTTAATGTAGAGCTAGTGGCTGTAAGCGCACTAATAGACGCACTTGTTGATGTTAAAACAGGTATAGATGCACTGGTAGCAGTTAAAACACTAATAGATGAACTTGTAACGGCTGAACTTGTTACAGTTAAAGCAGCAATAGAAGCACTTGTTAATGTGATAATTGAAGCACTACCACCAGATTGAATCTTGTCTGTGTTTAGGTTCGTAAAGTTTGCATCAACCTCAGCATAACTAAGAGCAGAACCTTTGCCAGCACGAGTAACGATAGTTGACATAATTTACCCCTTACGCCAAAGTTACGGTTAGATTCGTAGCAGTTATCTTAAATATATCACCAGTAGATATAGTCTTACTTGTATCCAATGGTGAGTGATAGAGCAGATTACCTGCTGTTACCGCATCACGAATACCGATATGGGTAATAGTTCCCCATGTATTTGTACATTGTGGAAACTCAATCGCAGAACTATTAGACGTAGCACCGTTAGACGGAGCACTAAACGTAATAGACTGACGAACATACGAGCCACCTGAGACCTCAGTACCTGTATCGGCATCTGTAGGATCATTCAGATATAAAGCTAAGAAAGTCGTTGTTGGTGCTGTGTAACTCGTAGCACGTAACGTACCGTTAATTAGCGCATTTTCAAGATAGTTACTTATTTCAGCCATGATTTACCTCACACTCATTGACATTGGTTGACCGCCAAATTCGCTATTTTGGTCGGAAGTAGAAATTGCTGTAATGCTACGATCATATAAAGCTGCCCATGTTTGAAGTCGTGCATCATTCATCAAATACGGTTCAGCCTCTCCCAATGCCGCATACAGCAAAGCATCAGGATAATTACTTAGGAATACGTTAACAATATTAGTATCAGATAGATACTGTGGTTTCCCATAATATAACATTTGTATGCTGTAAACGCTATCAGGTATAGGCGCGAACTGAATCTCTGAAGCCAGAATCGTATAGTTCAATGGCTTACCTGAATCAGTAGTCCTAGCTATTGCATAAAATGAATTAGGTGAAAGATAGGTAACTGAAGAAGCTGGAGTAGTACGTAGATGTACGTCACGCATCTCTAGGAAGTCCGTAGGCAAGCCGATAGTCTCCTCACCTCCTGTGGTATCAGCACGAGCAACGATGAGCATCTGGCGCGTTCTGATGTCTCTACGGAGCCGTTCCTCAGCCAGTTGGATAAAGTCCGGTATCTGTGCAGTCAGATCACTACGACCTAAGTAACTCGCTATCGTAGATTTTAACGAACTGTAATCCGTCATAACTATTTCCCTGAGTTGTGTCTCTCCACAGCCCCATCTTCTACATCATCCCATCGATACTCATACG